AAGATGGGTCACATCAGACTTTAGAGCTCTTCCTGCATTAAAATCTCCTAGTCTATTTTGTGGCCACGCGTCTACTCCGTATTGTGGTTCAGGCTGATAAATTGGATCAGCCGCAACTCGTTGACCCTCTGCATTTAGCACCATTAAGTTTTGTTGTTCTCTAGTTCCCACAAAAGGAAGTTGGGCGTAAGCAACATCTGGATGTCCTCCATTATCGTTCTTAAAAAAACAATTATTTGGAGCAGACCTAGGAGCAAGATTGTTATACGCTGTGCCGCTGTATGGTTTAAAACTCGGCCCTCTGTCAATCACTCCTCTAATATCAAAATAAGTACTGCCCATATCTAAAACTCTATTATCGCCTACTGTTAGCTGGAAACGTGTTTTATATGTATATTGAGTATCTTCTTTGTCAACGGGAACAAAACGCAATTGTAGACGTCGTGATCTTTCTGTTGTCACATCATGAGTGGGCGCTACAGTTGGGTTTCTAAATTTGTTACCCAAGCTAAAATATGAATCTGTTGCGCGCGCAAACTGCACTAGACCGGCAGACAAGTATTCGGAAGCA